TTGCCTCCCCCCCGTTGATGGGTAAAATAGCCGCAATTTTTCGTTTTCAACAAGCGCGGCGCGATGCCGCTTACTCAAGAAGAAAGAATTATGACGTTGTCTCCTTATTTGCAAGAGGTGGCGAAGCGCCGCACTTTTGCCATTATTTCTCACCCCAATAATTAAGCCCAAATTAAAGCTCTTTTACTCTTTCAAAATCCTTTCAGTTAATTGAGGTTGAGCTATATAACTCATTTAAATACATTTAGTTATGTGGCTTCTTTAATTGAAAATTCTTTCATGTAACTTTAAATCGATCTGCTTGCTTTCATCAAAAATCTGTACATATGCTTGTACATAATGTACAAAGCAGCAGAGGTGTTTTGCGATTTGTACAAGGTGAGTAATGGCGCTGTCTGATGCGTGGTTGCGTTCAGTCGTTGGAAAGGAACGTGATAAGGTTTTGGTTAAATCCGATCGTGATGGTCTGTCTGTCAGAGTATCACCGAAAGGTCGCGTAGTGTTCCAATATCGTTATCAATGGGCAGGGAAAGGTGAGCGTCTTGATATCGGAACTTACCCGGCAACTGGATTAAAAGAGGCCAGAGAAGAAGTTATCCGTCTCCGTGGTGAACTCGAGTCAAACCGTAATCCACGATTGGTCAAGCAGGCTGAAAAACGAAAAGCTACTGAAGCCATGACGGTAGAGTCTGTGATCCGTGCCTGGTATGAAGCATATTGTGTAAAAAATAAAAAAGGCTCTGAACAGATACTCCGCTCGTTTGAGCTGCACCTGTTCTCTAAAATCGGGAATATCCCTCACGATGCAGCTACATTGCATGATTGGTTAGAAGTCCTGGAGCCTCTTAGCACTAAGACTCCAGCAATAGCAGACCGATTGCTAATTAACGCAAAGCAGGCCCATGTCTGGGCGTATAAGAGAAAGCTCATTGAAACTCGCCCGCTGTCGGATATCACGGGTAAAGATATGGATATCCGTAAAGGTCAGAAGAAACGGTTTCTGACACACGATGAAATTAAAATTCTTTATGCTGCGATCGATGGCTCTCGAATGGTTCCCAAATACCGGGCCTTCATTAAACTATTACTGCATTTTGGTTGCCGTAGTTCGGAGCTAATTACTGCTAGGGTGGATGATTTTGATTTCATAAATAAGGTATGGACTGTACCGCCAGAACGACATAAGACAGGGGATATAACAGGCGAACCGCTAAAGCGCCCCATTATTGAACCGGTTGAAGAGCTTATAAAGTACGTTATCTCTATGAACAATGGTTCCGATATGCTTTTTACTAAGGAAGGAAGCAGGGAGCCCGTTGGACGGACATCATTGCAGTCGCTGCCTTACAATTTAATGCAGTACGCATGGCGGCGTTTGGGGTATCAATTCCCTCATTGGTCTCTTCATGATTTGAGACGAACAGCACGAACAAACTTTTCTGATCTTACTGCGCCTCATATTGCAGAAATAATGCTCGGTCATAAACTGCCAGGGGTATGGCAGGTTTATGACAAGAGCGATTATTTAGAAGAACAGCGTAAAGCTTACCAGGCGTGGTGGGAGAGGGTTGAATCGATAGTTACTTGTACTTGTTCAGACTAGAACTGACATTTTGCATAGGCAGAACGCAATTATGCATATTGCGGTATAATCCCCTTCTTAAAACTGTAAGAATTGCTTGCTAATCCTTGCAGTTTTTGATTATAACATTTTTATTTGTTTATTAGGATTTTTGATGGAACTGTTACAGGAACACGGGGCGATACTTAAAGTTGTAATCATGCCTACTACTGGGGAACAAACCATAATCCAAGGTTTCGATACTGGCCTCCTCAACCCAGAGATATCCAACATTCTTTTTTTATTGGCCAAAACACCAAAAGAAATCAGTGAGATTTTTGTCAATGAAAATGATAACTTTCAGCCTACTCTAAGCGGGCTAAATCCTATTTTTTTAATATCTAAAGAAAATCTTGAAAAAATACCAAATATTTATCAAACGCCATTTTGCTTAATTTTTTGTGCTAAAGAAGATTTTTCGTATGTTTGTGCTTTAAAAAAACATTTTGCTATACCACCTATAATTTGTTGCAATTCTAAACGCGCTGATCTACCACTTAATAAGATTAATAGTATATACTCATTTGATAAGGTGCTCTTCTCTCGGTTGAAATTCATTGAGGATAAAATAAGAAAAAATCACAGTGAAAAGAAAATATCAACGAAGTTGAAGCGAAGAGGGGCTTTATTTAATAAATCACCTTGGGGATCGACGCTTAACAATTCAACACTACCCAATGAGTTGTTAATTGAATCACTTGGCTATATGCTATCTCCACCAAAAAGAATTAAAGATGGTAGTAGCAAAAGAGAGTTTATAGAAATAATACTTCATAGCGTTGATGCATACACCGAATGTTTAAAGGAATTAGATATACCACTTCCAACGGAAGTCTTACTTTTTGCTCCGGGTATGCACTCTTTTTTATATGATAAAAATAATGACTTTTATGAGTTAATAACGGAAAATTTATCCACAATTGAGAAAAAATTCCTTATTGATGGAGTGTTGAGGAATCCAGGCTATTCTGGAATTAGACTTGATATAAATTCAGATAGAAAAGAACTTTTTAAAAGTCCTGCTTTCCGTTACCTCACCTCACTAAGACGCGCTGAAATGCGATTAACAACAGCTGCGATTACTTTATTTAGCATAAATAAAAAAATCCCAGCAATAAGATTGCCAAATGCAATAAATCATTACTCCAATTATTTGAAAAATCTTGAAGATCTTGCAACTTCTTCTGGGATAAATAGTGAAGCATTCATCACTAAATCTAAAGCATTCAATACTGTTATTCGAAGAGCCCTTGGTTGCAAGTTGAGAACATATATAAGTAAAAACTATAGCGATTTGTCCTTTGTTTGTGATGTACCATTGGATTGGATTAGGTTTAATAACATACCTATAATGTTCAGTCATGAGATATCAAGAATAAATGCTACGCCTGGTAACGTTCTTCTACAGAGCGCCTCTGCTTTTCCGCGCGTTTTAGTAAAAGCATCTGAGTTGAGAAAGGTTTTAGTTATACGTTCTTTTGAGCCTGATGATCACTTAAAGTTCATATTAGAGAACGCAATTGAGATATTTAAAAAACAGATGCCAGATCTTGATTGTGAGATTATTGATGTTAGATCGAAAGCTGAGTTTATTGATGCTCTAAATCAATATCAAGGTCATATTCTTGTTATGGATTGTCATGGAAACCATGATGGCAATGGGAGTCATGGATGGTTAATAATAGGTGAGGATAAAGTGGACACTTGGAGTTTGAGAAAAATAGCAAGAATTCCTCCTATCGTAATTCTGAGTGCATGTTTAACATCTGCCCTAAGTGGTTCTCATGCCTCTGTTGCTAATGGCTTCGTTATAAGTGGTGCATTAAGTGTCATCGGAACATTACTGCCAGTAAATGCGATAGACTCTGCTGTTTTTGTAAGTCGGTTGATCTACCGGTTTTACGAGTTTCCTTCGACGCTATCTACAAATTTTACACATGTTAATGTAAGGCTTTTTCTTTCTGTTTTTCTTAGGATGTCCTATGCAAGCGATTTAATAAGAGGATTTTTATCTGAAGATTTGATACCGAATAATTCATGGAAGAAAGATGCAGTTGATATTAACATGTATATAAACATGCTTCACCATGATTGGTATGATTATGTAATTAACAAATTGACGATGTTAACGGGGCTCACGAAAAAAGATGTACTTGATTTTATCGATAGAAAATTATTCATAACCGAAACTATGTGCTATAGCCAAATTGGATTTCCAGATGCAATCACAATTAGTCTTAAAGATTGACAACTGTATGTAATAAATATGGTATACTTCCGGCACAGAGCGAATATAACAGATCAGGTTTAGCTCTGTGCCATAGGTGTACCAACTCTCATCTGAGCTAATGCTCGTTACTCAATAACTCCCGCAAATTTGTAAATCTTGCGTGATGCCCATTTATTTGGGCATGATTTAATATCAGGATCTGGAAAGTCTGGCCTGTATTTCTGGCCAGTTCTCCTGTTTACGCTGTTCCAGCGAAGAACTGTCGATACTGAAACTCCACAGAAGTTGGCGACTTGTTTAGTTGTCATTAAGTTGTTCATTACTTTACCTCCTGCGGCGGCTCCGGTAGCGGCATCCAGTGGGTTACTTTCGATGCCGGTTCTTCCACATCGTCAGTAACTGCCCACCATTTGTTTCTCGACCAATCGTAATACCCTTCGAAGGTATCGCACTCAGTCCAGCCGTAAGACTTCCCCCAACACCAAACATACTGTTTATCGTTCGGCATTCGCTCACTACAGCTTATCCAACCATCCGGAGTTACCGGAGAGTTGCCCGACAGCTCGTTCAACTTGTAAGTCTGGCTTACAGGTTTGGCACCACGAAGCATGGCGGCGCGGCAGGCGTTCCAGCCTTCATCAAAGCCGACTATGCCATTATTTAAAGACGGAAGAGCATCCGGCACCACCGACACTGGCTGAGCCATATATAGCGGCTGAACATACCAGCCCTTTGATAACCAACTGTCAGCAATGTTTTTGCTCTTGGTTATTGCCGGAATACCTAAGCCATTGTCTGAATGAAGCCACGCCACCGGCTCTGCTTCCAGTGATGCCAGAGCAATTTCATAAGCAAGGCGCTCAACATTGTCTCGCACGTCTAGGCTGCCGATTCGTTCTTTGATTTCTTTAATCTGTTCCTTATCGGTGTAAGTGGTCATTATGCTCCAGCCTCCGGTGCTTTTGGCATTACTGCCCAGTGAGTGATATTAATATTTTCAAGGTCCCCGATCTGAAATGTCCACTGCCATTCTCCGGTTTCTTTTTGTCCCCAAGTGTACCAGAGAGAACGCCAGCCAATCAGCCAGCCTTCTCCGTTAGCATCAAATAACAGAACACTTTCATTTGCTGGTGGCAGTTCAACTGATACAGGTATTACTTTGTTTTCTTGTGCTGCACATTTAGCTTCAAGCGCATCGAATTTACGCACCAGGTATTCAGCATCCGTTTCATTCATTTTCAGGTCTCGTGGTACACATCTCCCGTGAAGAAACCCTTCCATTTCGAAAACATTCATGCGCATTTGCGTAACTCCGATAACTCGTTAAAACGTTCCATAAACATCCCGTAGGCATGGCCCGGAGCCAGTGGAATAACTTTGAACATCTCTGTTGCCGGGATACCTTCCAGTACTGGCCAGAAAGAGCCATCATCAAGCCCGAGATCGCGGCGTTCAGTTGCCAGCATGATGAGATCGGCATATTTCACAGGCGTGCTCATAACCGGGGGCAACTCGTATTTCTCACGGATTACTGCGTCTATTTTTTCTTCCATCCGTTTATAGTCAGGAAGAAGGCGTTTCAGTGGTGCGGGGATGTCCTGGCAATACGCTTCTGTTGCATCATGCATTAACGCTTCAAAAGCAAACTCCTCCGGTACCAGCTGGCTGCAAAGCACCGCATGTTGGGCAACGCTGTAGAAGTGTGAAAGATGACCAGCAAAGCGACAGATATTTGAAAGGGAAACCGCGATATCGTTAATAACGATGTCGTCTTTATTTATCTTGTCATAATAAAAATGCTTCCCGGAAAAAGTTTTAATAAATGACATTTCGTTCTCCACTTTATATGCGCTGCACCGCGCTGAATTTTGGAAAAAGGAAGCCCTCGCCATCCGGCGATTATTGAGTCAATTACGTTTCAATAGAGGCCCCCGCAGGGGCGGTTAGTTTTTCCACAAAACAGAGAAGAACACCTGCGGTGGCAGCCGCCCGGATGGATTGGGTTATGAGCCCGTCGTCCGGTGATGCTCTTCTCTGTTTTGTAAAAAGAGCGGTGCCAGCCGGAAGCAAGTGTACAAGCTGGTACCGCCAAAGCAGTGGCTGTTGTGGTGCCGGGTGCCTCCCGGTGCCTGGCGAAGGTTGCACACCAGGCGGGTTGGTATCCACAGAAGGTCGACTGTCAGCCTCAACCTTAACCCGCGTGCGCTGAGCCGCATTCACCACAACGCTAAGGATTCTCTCTGGTTGAAAATACTTAGCTGTTATGTGCCTGCTTTTAGCCACATCAGGCGAGGTGGACCTAGTTATTCCCCAACAACAAGGATTCGGTTAATCTGGTTATCCCCAACAACGCAAAAGGAAAAGAAATGTCCGGTAATATCTATACGCTGTACAAATCCCACTGTGAAAATGTTGGAAAGTATCGGGGCATTGAAATCAGTGGGGTAGTGTCATCAGTCGAAATAAGCAAAGTTGAATCAAGGGCAACATTACTTACTCTTTTGGACCTTGTCTTACATGAGCACCGGAAGAAATTCGGCACTCCCTATAATCAGTTGAATGGGAAAAAGGCTCTGGTTCACCTTATTCTGATGAAGCATCACTGGATGCCAAAACAGATTAATGAGATGAAATTTGATGAACTTCTTCTTTCAATTCAGGATGAACTCACACTTGATAAAATAAGCGTAACCGCCCAGAAATTTTTAGATTATCGAGACTGGAGATCACAAATTCATCACTTTGATGATTTTGACGAAAATGAATGGGATCCTAATTTGTCTGCACAATATCTAAAGTAACATCCTGTGATAAAACCGTGATTTCCTGATCCAGTTTTTTTAAGGAGTCTATTGTTTCCTGTCGATAAGACAGCACTTCACGAAGCTGGTTTATAGCTGCCAGCTTCTTTGTCATCCACTCATAAATTTCCTCATCTGTGTAGCCAGGCGCGACGATTTTGGGTTCTGTTTTGTGCATTTCACATCTCCTCAAGTTATCAGTTACTTGTTGATGGGGACCAGATTGTTAAAGAGCTAAGCGTCCTGTAGGGCGCTTTTTTGTTGCTAACGAATCATCCTGGACTTCATATGCCCCAGGCGGCTACTTCGTGGGCGTCCTGCCTGTTCGTTATCTTTGATATAAAATCTAACTTAACTTAGTTATTATGGCAAGAGAAAACACCAAACTTTTCTTAGTTCGGTGCCTTAGTTAGAGAAGAGAGGTCTTAGAGTTCGTATTGAACTCCTTTGACTACACCAATGATAAGGCAATTACCATTGATAGGGATGTTGGGATACCGAGGATTTAATGGCACTAAAAACTTTTGAGGGCCATCGATGACTAATTTTTTTACTGTAGCTTCGTTTGTTCCATCAAGTCGAGCGATGACTATTTTTCCATGACGAGGTTCTGCATCTGGATCTACAATCACTGTTGCGCCTTCTGGTATTGTTGGGAGGCCATTAGGGTTAGTCATAGAGTCACCTTTAACCTCTAATGCAAATGAGTTATCACCAATCTTTAATGATGTATCTACCCACTTGTCCACTTCACTAAACACTTCTGCTGCCCTGCACTCAGTAAACTGCCCAGCCTGAACCCACGATATTACAGGAACTCTGCGCATGTTTGTGACGAGTTTGCCCTCAAACTCAGCACCATAAAGAATGTAATCTATTGACGTATTGAAGAACTTCGCTAATTTCGAAAGTGCCTCCCCACCAGGGATATTGATGTCTTTCTCCCAGTACCCCACAGCAACGTCGCTTACTCCACAAAATTTACCCAATTCTTTCTGGGACGTTCTGGTAACTCTTCTCAGAGCTTTTATACGCTGACCAACCGTTTCCATAGGAGCACCATTTCTTGAATTGCTAAGTAATCTTAGTTTTTATTGACCAAAGATAGATTTGTAATTAGCATCTAATAAAACTTAGTTTGGAGGGCGTATGACAACTGACGATATCGAAAGCTACTTCGGCAGTATTGAGAAAGTTGCTGCTTTTTTCGGCATAACAACTGAAGCCGTTTATCAGTGGCGAAACCGTCCGGGCCAGTTAATTCCAAAAGGACGTGCAGCAGAAGCTGCATATAGAACTTGCGGACGGTTGCCATTTAAACCTGAGCTTTATGAAAAATCTAATGGATAAATCGATTAACAGAAACCACAGAACGATGAGGCTAACCGTGGGTAAGCATCACTGGAAAGTAGAAAAACAGCCTGAGTGGTACGTGAAAGCTGTCAGAAAAACTATCGCGGCATTGCCGGGGGGTTACGCTGAAGCTGCTGACTGGCTGGATGTAACAGAGAACGCATTATTTAACCGCCTTCGTGCCGATGGCGATCAGATTTTCCCGCTGGGATGGGCAATGGTTTTACAGCGTGCTGCTGGCACTCACCACATTGCGGATGCAGTCGCACAGTCTGCTGGTGGGGTGTTTGTATCGCTTCCTGAAATTGAGGAAGTGGAGAACGCCGATATCAACCAACGCCTGCTGGAGGTCATTGAACAGATCGGCAGTTATTCAAAACAGATTCGTTCAGCAATCGAAGACGGTGTAGTGGAACCGCATGAGAAGACAGCAATTAACGACGAGCTGTATCTCTCAATTTCGAAGCTGCAGGAGCATGCAGCACTTGTCTACAAAATTTTTTGCATTTCAGAAAGTAATGACGCCCGCGAGTGTGCAGCTCCGGGCGTCGTGGCGTCGATTGCTTCTGGTTGTGGAGAAACTAACGCATGAACAGTTTAACAACACACTACCGTCGCTCGCAACTGATTGCGCTTCCTGTACCGGGTGGAAAAGCGAAGGTGGAATATTGCTATGCAGTGAATGTACCAGGTGACAGGGAAATTGTAACCCACAGCTTTGCAGAGTGGGCTGTGGGTGATTTCAACCGGCAGAAGGAGACAGTCCTTTGCGACAAGTTAACCGCTGGTTCAAAGATCACTACGGAGTGCCCGTCAGAGTCATTCGTTGGGAGCCGGAAACACAACGGGTTATCTATCTCCGCGAAGGCTATGAGCATGAATGCTTCAGTCCGCTCGAACAGTTTCGTCGTAAATTCAGGGAAATAGAGGTCGGTCATGAGCACTAAATTAACCGGCTATGTATGGGATGGTTGCGCTGCGTCAGGCATGAAGTTATCCAGCGTGGCAATTATGGCCCGCCTGGCTGATTTCAGTAATGACGAAGGTGTGTGCTGGCCATCAATTGAAACCATTGCCCGCCAGATTGGCGCGGGGATGAGTACCGTCAGAACGGCTATCGCACGGCTGGAAGCAGAAGGCTGGCTAACGCGTAAGGCGCGTCGCCAGGGTAACCGCAATGCGTCGAATGTTTATCAGCTTAACGTTGCGAAGCTTCAGGCAGCGGCATTTTCTCAACTGTCAGATTCTGACCCGTCAAAATCTGACGTATCAAAATCTGACCCGTCAAAATTTGATGCGTCGAAATCTGGCAAAAAAGCGGGTTTTCACCCGTCAGAATCTGGCGGGGATCCGTCAGTAAAATCAAAACATGATCCGTCAGATAAAAAAACTTCTCGTCCGGACGCTTCGCAACCGGACACGCAGAAGGCTGAACAGGATTTTTTAACTCGCCATCCTGATGCGGTTGTATTCAGCCCTAAAAAGCGCCAGTGGGGGACGCAGGATGATTTGACCTGCGCACAGTGGCTCTGGAAAAAAATCATCGCCCTGTACGAGCAGGCTGCCGAATGTGACGGCGAGGTGGTTCGTCCCAAAGAACCGAACTGGACATCCTGGGCAAATGAAATTCGCCTGATGTGTGTACAGGACGGTCGTACTCACAAACAAATCTGCGAGATGTACAGCCGCGTCAGCCGCGACCCGTTCTGGTGCCGTAACGTGCTCAGCCCGTCGAAGCTGCGGGAAAAATGGGATGAACTTTCCCTGCGCTTATCGCCGTCCGTCAGCACGTACACAGAAAAACGCGAAGACCCGTACTTCAAAGCCAGTTACGACAATGTGGACTACAGCCAGATCCCGGCAGGATTCAGGGGGTGATTATGAGTCTTTTGAATGAAGTTCAGAAATTCATTGAAGCCCATCCGGGGTGTACTTCCGGAGACATTGCGGATGCTTTTGCTGGTTACTCACGGCAGCGCGTTCTGCAGTCAGCAAGCAAGTTACGTCAGAGTGGGCGTGTGGCTCACCGTTGTGAAGGAGATACACGCAGACATTTCCCGCGCCTGACTGAGAGAGCGCAGGAGCCGGAACCACAATCTGTTCGTGAAACCAGACCTGTGCGCAATTTCTATGTCGGCACTAACGATCCCCGGGTGATTTTGTGCCTGACCCGCCAGGCGGAAGAACTGGAGTCCAGGGGCTTATACCGTCGTGCTGCAACGGTGTGGATGGCGGCATTCCGTGAAAGCCACTCCCAGCCAGAACGAAACAATTTTCTGGCGCGTCGTGAGCAGTGTTTACGGAAAAGCAGCAAGCGCGCTGTATCGGGTGATGAGTGGTATCTGTCAGGGAATTACGTGGGGGCTTAATGAGTAATAAATATTGCCAGGCGCTGGTGGAACTGCGGAACAAACCAGCCCATGAACTGAAGGAAGTGGGTGATCAGTGGCGCACGCCGGACAACATTTTCTGGGGAATTAACACCCTGTTTGGCCCGTTTGTTCTGGATCTGTTCACTGATGGTGATAACGCCAAATGTGCCGCGTATTACACGGCGGAAGACAACGCGCTGGCGCATGACTGGTCAGAACGCCTTGCGGAGCTTAAAGGTGCTGCCTTTGGTAATCCTCCATACAGCCGCGCCAGTCAGCATGAGGGGCAATACATCACCGGCATGCGTTACATCATGAAACATGCCAGTGCCATGCGTGATAAGGGCGGGCGCTATGTTTTCCTGATCAAAGCTGCCACCAGCGAAGTGTGGTGGCCGGAAGATGCAGATCATATTGCTTTTATTCGCGGGCGTATTGGTTTTGAACTGCCTGTCTGGTTTATCCCGAAAGACGAGAAGCAGGTATCGACAGGAGCTTTTTTCGCTGGTGCTATTGCTGTTTTTGACAAGACCTGGAAGGGACCGGCAATCAGCTACATCGGGCGCGATGAACTTGAGGCATGTGGTGAGGCGTTTCTGGCGCAGGTTCGCCAGCAGGCGGAAAAACTGGTCAGGGAGATGGTGGCATGACGACGTTAACTCAATGCCAGCAGCAGGTGCTGGATATGCTGATTTCTTATCAGAAAGAACGTGGCTTCCCGCCAACCAATCAGGAGGTGGCAACCATGCTGGGATACCGTTCAGTGAATGCAGCGGTGGAACATCTTCGCGCACTGGAGAAAAAAGGCGTCATCACGATAAAGCGTGGCGTGGCCCGGGGTATCACTCTTCATACCGCGGTGAAGGACGACGACAGCGAGGCGGTCGGGATTATCCGCTCACTGCTTGCCGGTGAGGAAAACGCCAGGCTGCGTGCAACCCACTGGTTACATGAGAGAGGCCTGAAAGTATGAAGCTGATCCTGCCTTTCCCGCCCAGCGTGAACACGTACTGGCGACACCCCAACAAAGGGGCATTTGCTGGTAAGAGCCTGATAAGCGCGGCGGGGCGAAAATTTCAGAGCGCGGCGTGCGCAGCAATAGTTGAACAGTTACGTCGTCTGCCGAAACCAACGTCGGCACCTGCTTCAGTGGAGATCGTGTTGTTTCCTCCGGATAACAGGATCCGCGATCTGGACAACTATAACAAGGCGCTGTTTGACGTTCTGACCCACGCGGGTGTGTGGGAAGACGACAGCCAGGTGAAAAGAATGCTGGTGGAGTGGGGACCGGTTATCCCGGAAGGGAAGGTCGAGATCACTATCAGTAAGTACGAGAAAACGGCGGGTGCAGCCGCCTGAGCAAGAGGAGAAACGAAGTATGAATAATCTGATGGTCATTGATGGTATTGAAGTTCGTCGTGATGCTTATGGGCGTTACAGCCTGAACGATCTGCACAGGGCTGCCGGTTCTCTGGATAAGCATAAGCCTGCATTCTGGCTCCGCAATGAGCAAACTGAACGTTTAATAAGCGAGTTGCAGATTTGCAACTCGGTCAATATAGAGCCAGTTAACGTTATTCGTGGCGGAAATAACCAGGGGACGTATGTCTGCAAAGAACTGGTGTATGCCTATGCAATGTGGATCAGCCCGTCATTCCATCTGAAGGTGATCCGTACTTTCGATATGGTAACCAGCGCACCGGAAAAATTATCCGGACAGGCTGCTGACAAGATGCAGGCTGGTGTGATTCTGCTGGACTTTATGCGCCGGGAATTAAACCTGTCTAACTCATCAGTGCTTGGAGCCTGTCAGAAGCTTCAGGAGGCTGTTGGCTTACCGAATCTGGCACCGCGCTATGCCATTGATGCTCCTGCTGATGCACTCGATGGCTCAAGCCGCCCTACGCTATCATTGAGTGCACTGCTGAAGCAGTATGGTATCCGCCTTACGGCTAATCAGGCATATCACCAGATGGTGAAGCTGGGGATCGTCGAACAGCGCGAACGATACAGCCGTACCGCGATTAACAACATCAAAAAATTCTGGTCGCTAACAGCGAAAGGCTGCATGTTCGGCAAGAACATCACCAGTCCCGCAAATCCGCGCGAGACGCAGCCGCACTTTTTCGAATCCCGATTCCCTGAGCTGTTAAAGCTGCTCGCTACCGTTCATTGAGGTGACCGTGAGAGCACTACTGACCCCTGAAATTGCCCCGCGTATGGGGATCGTATTGTTCAGACCAGGTTCAGAGCTGATGCCCTTGTTTATGCAGGGGCGTGTCCTGCTGGAGCCTGAGCCGGAACGTTATTCATCTTTCGCCAGTGGTGCCGTTCCGGCAGCATCACAACCGCTGGCGGATGATCCTGCCGTTCGGGCCGTGTTCCGCAATGAGGCAGTGATCCGTCGTGCTGGTGGAGTGGAATGTCTTGAAAGCTGGTTACTTCGTGAAAAAGGCTGCCAGTGGCCTCATTCCGACTGGCACAGCGAGAACATGACCACAATGCGACACGCGCCGGGCGCAATCCGTCTGTGCTGGCACTGCGATAACCAGCTGCGCGATCAGTTCACGGAACGGCTGGAATCAATGGCAACGGATAACTGTGCCCGCTGGATGTTGTCTGTTGTGCGTCGGGATCTCGGTTTTGATGATAGTCACGTTGTGACAATGCCGGAACTATGCTGGTGGCTGGTTCGTAATGACCTGGCGGATGCCTTACCGGAAAGTGCAGCCCGTAAGGCACTGAGATTACCGAAGCCTGTTGTGCCGTCTGTCACCCGGGAAAGTGACCTTGTTCCTTCGGTTCCTGCCACCAGCATCATCCAGGATAAAGCGAAAAAGGTGCTGGCGCTGAAAGTGGATCCGGAGTCGCCGGAGTCTTTTATGTTACGCCCCAAACGTCGCCGCTGGGTTAACGAAAAGTACACGCGCTGGGTTAAGACGCAGCCGTGCGCATGTTGTGGAAAGTCTGCTGATGATCCTCACCACCTGATAGGTCACGGTCAGGGAGGAATGGGGACAAAAACGCATGACCTCTTTGTGTTGCCTTTGTGCAGAAAGCATCACGACGAGCTGCATGCAGATACCGTGGCATTTGAAGAGAAGTATGGCTCCCAACTGGAGCTGATATTTCGTTTTATCGATCGTGCGCTGGCAACTGGCGTGCTGGCCTGATTTTGTGGAGAAAGTTGATGCATGATATTCAGATGGTTCTGGATCGTTGGGGAGCATGGGCGGCGAGTGATAGTTCTGGAGTAGACTATTCTCCTATAGCTGCTGGGTTTAAAGGGCTTCTTCCCTATACAAGCAAAACACGTCAGGCTTGTTCAGATAGTGATGCATTAATTATTGAAGGTTGTCTTGCTCTTCTTAAGAAGAGAAAACCGTATGAGCACTCTCTGATTGTGGCTCATTACCTGTATGGCATCTCGAAAAGGAAGATAGCAAAAGCATACAAAAAAGATGAGAAATTGATACGTATAGAGATACAGTTGGCTGAAGGGTTTATAGATGGTTGTCTCTCGATGCTGGATATTCGTTTAGAAATGGAGTAATAAAATTAAGGCAGCAACATAGAGTTTAACTTTGTTGCTGCATAACAGATTTAATCTGGCATTATGGTAGATAATTGTGGGCTAGGTTTAACCCCGTAGGTTTCTGATATTCTTTTAACGTTGATACCTACGATTTTTCTGACAGCTCCCAACGAAAATTCTAACTCTTTAATCCCTGCGTCTTTAGAAGTGTTGTTCATATAATAACGGCATGCTTCTCGAATTGACTTGCAAACGATAAATAGAGGTGATTCATCTGGGATTTGAGAAAGCAAAGAGGTCAAACATGTTCTTAACTCTTTGAGTGATTCGGCAACAAAACAGGGGTTTTCAAGATGATATTCTACGAACAAAGCCCCTTTATCATCCAATTCATTTATAATCTTTTTTGCCAGATTTCTTTCATCATGCTGTTGAATATATTTCAAAGCATCGAAGGTAATATTAATCGAACCTTCAAGACAGGAGCTTATAAGGCTTTCATGATCTTTTTTCCATTTTCTTAATACAGGTGCCGGATAGTCTAGCCCCTGATTCTTATCTATTAATACAGAACAAGTAGCACACAGCCATATGCCATTGTTAATTGACTTCCTTTCTGTTTCTGATTGTGACATGTCATAGCGTGGGCCATCAGGAGATGCTGCACATATGTGAGCAGCAACTCCTGTCTTGATTGATTTATTGCCATCAATTGATGGGCCAATGGTCAATCTAGGGCATGAAGGGTTTGAACAAATGAATGCTGCCCGCTCTGCTAATTTTTTTATAGTGTCTTTAGAAAAATTATGTCGCATGTAGTGAACCCAATATATGAGAAAAATATTACTAACGCGGTCCGCATTTTATCATGTAATGTGTTAAGAGTGGTTACTTCGCCACACAGCTTAAACCCGCCGTCGAGCGGGTTTTGTCGTTTCTGGGGCTGGGGATTCGTTGGTCCTTGCCTATTCCGCAGTTATCCATTGGTTCGGCTTCTTTGACGTTTCCGCTTCTGATTTGCGGTACATGATGTTTCCTCAATTTGCACCTGCTGTATCAGCGAGGTGAGAGATAACTACAAATGCCTCATAACCCAAATACATGGCTGGAGTTGGTCCAGAGCTGGTGGCGTGGAGACACACCGCTGGGCGCAGTGATTATGTCGATTGTTATGGCTGGTTTACGTATTGCCTATTTTGGCGGTGGTGGCGGCTGGAAGCGAAAAACACTCGAAATTCTACTCTGTGGCGCTCTGACGCTGACTTTTGCATCCGCTCTTGAGTATGTCGGATGGCCTAAATCACTATCTGTTGCCATTGGTGGTGGGGTGGGGCTGATCGGTGTTGATGCTATTCGTGGGGCTGCAATGAGAGTAATCGGTAACAAGTTTGGTGGCTCTAAGGAGTAATTTATGCAGGTACTAAATTCCCAGCGTAAAGCTTTCCTGGATATGGTGGCATGGTCAGAGGGAACGGATAACGGGCGACAACTGACACGTAACCACGGTTATGACGTTATTGTCGGTGGAGAACTCTTCACTGATTACTCCGATCACCCTCGCAAACTTGTCACGCTAAACCCGAAACTCAAATCAACAGCTGCAGGCCGTTATCAACTTCTTTCACGCTGGTGGGATGCTTACCGCAAGCAGCTTGGGTTGAAAGACTTCTCTCCAAAAAGCCAGGATGCTGTGGCATTGCAGCAGATTAAAGAGCGTGGCGCTTTACCGATGATTGATCGCGGCGATATTCGTCAGGCTATCGATCGTTGCAGCAATATCTGGGCTTCACTGCCGGGCGCTGGTTACGGTCAGTATGAACATAAAATCGGTGACCTGATTGCCCGGTTTAAAGAGGCTGGTGGGGTGGTAAATGAAGTTGAGCTATAAGCTGGTTATCGCTGTTTTCTTCGTTTCTGTCGTTGGTTCTTTTATCTGTTCAGTGAATCATTACCACAATAAAGCTATTGAATACAAAAAGCAGCGTGATGAGAATGCTATGGCATTAGATTCGGCTATGGCGACCATCTCTGATATGCAGAAGCGTCAACGTGACGTAGCAGAACTTGACGCCAGATACACAAAGGAGCTTGCTGATGCTAACGCGACTATCGAAAGTCTCCGTGCTGATGTTTCTGCTGGGCGTAAGCGCCTGCAAGTCGCTGCCACCTGTGCAAAGTCAACGACCAGAGCCAGCGGCATGGGCGATGGAGAAAGTCCAAGACTTACAGCAGATGCTGAACTCAATTATTACCGTCTCCGAAGTGGAATCGACAAGATAACGGCGCAGGTTAACTACTTGCAGGAGTATGTAAAGTTGCAGTGTTTGCATTGACCTTGACTATTTGACAGTTGTTAAATGTTTTCTCCAAATGGGGAGAGAATGATGAGAATTTTTGGGTGCGGTGTTTTAGTTAGTGTCGTTTATTTCTTTGGCTTAGGTATTACGATCCATGTTCTTGATTTGAACCAGATGACGTCGTGGAATGAGTTTGGAGATTTTCTTGCTGGTGCATTTTCCCCAGTAGCCTTTTTTTGGCTTGTGCTTGGGTATTTACAGCAACAAAAAGAACTACAGCAAAATACTGAAGCGTTAAAGTTACAAGCCACTGAGTTGAAAAACTCAGTCGAACAATATAAAGAGATGGTTTCCGTTTCTAAACAGCAATTAGAAAATGAATCAATCAAAGCCATGACAGAAAGGCTGGAAAGAGAAAAAGAAACGAAGCCTGATCTATATATGTTGAATCTGGGATGGTCAGTTAAAAGTGGTGATCAGTATGAGTATAATTGGTCGGTATTTAGTGATGGTAAAACAGCGAAAAATATAAGCTTAACTTTTGACCCTCCTATCGGGGAATATAGCTCGCATTTTTTTAGAAGTAGCAATGGCGCAATTAAACTTCCTAAAAATAAAATAAATGCTGGAGATGTGCCTGAACATTTTCGGGTCGTTTTGACTTATGAGAGTATATTGGGGTATTCGTATGAATCTGAATATCATTATGAGCATGATATGAATGGTATGTATAATTTAATTGATTCTGCTGATTATCAGCGAACAAAGATTTAACTACAGTCGTGGTACTGTCAGAGTAAATTGTTACTATGAATTAGCCTCGCATTAGCGAGGCTTTTTACTGGTGTTTTTATGCCCCCACGAACCCCAAAAGCCTGCCGCGTTCGCGGTTGCCGCAATACCACTACTGACCCGTCAGGCTACTGCGAAAGCCACAAAAGCGAAGGCTGGAAGCAATACAAACCTGGACAATCCCGTCATCAGCGCGGCTACGGTTCGAAGTGGGACAGTATCCGCGCGCGTGTCCTGAAGCGTGACAAAGGCCTGTGTCAGTTATGTCTGCGTGCTGGTGTGGTGCGTGAGGCGAAGACCGTTGACCACATCATCCCTAAATCGCATGGCGGCACTGATGTCGACAGTAATCTGCAGAGTTTGTGCTGGCCGTGTCATAAGGCGAAGACGGCCCGTGAACGGCTGAAGTAAGAACCAGTTCCCACTGCCAGAGGGGAGGGGCGGGTCAAATCCCTGTGACCTGACGTCTTCCGGACTGCCCGCCCCATCGTTTTTTTATACCCGCGAAAAATGAAATTTAACCAGGAGTGCCGCATATGGCTGGAACGGCGGGGCGTTCCGGGCGTCGCCCCAAGCCAACGGCGCGCAAGGCGCTGGCCGGAAACCCCGGCAAGCGAGCCCTGAATAAAGATGAACCTGTTTTTACGCCCATCAAAGGTGTTGAGCCACCGGAGTGGTTCGCTGAAGAAGATCTCCCTCTCGCTACGATCATGTGGCAACTGACAACTAAAGAACTCTGCGGTCAGGGCCTGCTGTGCGTGACTGACCTCGCGGTGCTTGAGCGGTGGTGCGTGGCCTACGAGTTCTGGCGACGTGCCGTGAAAAATATTGCCAGACAGGGCAACACCATCACCGGTGCAATGGGCGGTATGGTCAAAAATCCGGAGCTGACCGCCAAAAAAGAACAGGAGTCCGAGATGAGCAGTACGGGGGCAATGCTCGGACTCGACCCCAGCAGCCGCCAGCGTCTGATTGGCCTGGCGGGGAAGAAGAAAGCCACTAACCCGTTTCTGAAAATCATCGAATCATGAGCCGGAAATCTTACCCCAACGTAAATGCTGCCAATCAGTATGCCCGGGATGTCGTGCGCGGAAAGATTGTGGCCTGCCAGTTTGTGATTCAGGCCTGCCAGCGCCATCTTGATGACCTGATGGCGGAAAAAAGTAAGTCGTTTCGTTACCGCTTCGACAAGGACCTGGCTGAACGGGCCGCCAAATTTATTCAGCTGTTGCCGCACACCAAGGGTGAGTGGGCATTCAAGAGGATGCCCATCACGCTGGAGCCGTGGCAGCTCTTTGTGATCTGCTGCGCGTTTGGCTGGGTCAATAAAGGCTCCCGGCTGCGCCGCTTCCGTGAGGTGTATACCGAAATCCCCCGTAAGAACGGCAAATCGGCAATCTCTGCCGGTGTCGCCCTGTATTGTTTTGCCTGTGATAACGAGTTCGGCGCGGAAGTGTATTCCGGTGCCACGACAGAGAAACAGGCATGGGAAGTCTTTCGTCCGGCAAGACTGATGTGTAAACGCACACCCATGCTGACGGAAGCGTTCGGGATTGAGGTTAACGCCTCAAACATGAACCGTCCGGAGGATGGTGCGCGTTTTGAACCGCTGATCGGTAACCCGGGTGATGGTTCATCACCCCACTGTGCGGTGGTGGATGAATATCACGAGCACGCCACAGATGCGCTTTACACCACGATGCTTACCGGGATGGGGGCGCGACGTCAGCCACTGATGTGGGCTATCACTACCGCCGGGTACAACATTGAGGGGCCGTGCTACGACAAACGGCGGGAAGTCATCGAGATGCTCAACGGCTCGGTGCCTAACGATGAACTGTTCGGGATCATCTATACCGTTGATGAAGGTGACGACTGGACCGACCCGCAGGTGCTGGAAAAAGCCAATCCAAATATTGGCGTGTCGGTTTATCGCGAATTTTTGTTAAGTCAGCAGCAGCGTGCGAAAAATAACGCCCGTCTGGCAAACGTCTTTCAAACAAAACACCTCAATATCTGGGTGTCGGCGCGTTCGGCGTATTTCAACCTGGTGAGCTGGCAGAGCTGCGAGGATAAATCACTGACCCTTGAGCAGTTCGAGGGGCAGCCGTGCATTCTGGCCTTTGACCTGGCGCGTAAGCTGGATATGAACAGCATGGCGCGACTTTATACCCGCGAGATTGATGGTAAAACGCATTACTACAGTGTGGCCCCGCGTTTCTGGGTACCGTATGACACGGTGTACAGCGTCGAGAAAAATGAAGATCGACGGACAGCCGAACGCTTTCAGAAATGGGTGGAAATGGGCGTTCTGACCGTTACCGATGGTGCGGAGGTGGATTATCGCTACATCCTCGAGGAGGCCAAAGCGGCGAACAAAATCAGCCCGGTCAGTGAATCACCCATCGACCCCTTCGGGGCGACCGGGTTGTCACATGACCTTGCTGATGAAGACCTGAACCCCATCACTATCATTCAGAACTACACCAACATGTCCGACCCGATGAAAGAGCTGGAAGCGGCAATTGAATCGGGGCGCTTTCATCATGATGGCAATCCCATCATGACCTGGTGTATCGGCAACGTGGTCGGCAAAACCATTCCGGGTAACGATGATGTGGTGAAGCCCGTCAAAGAGCAGGCGGAAAACAAAATCGATGGTGCAGTTGCGCTGATTATGGCGGTTGGCAGAGCCATGCTGTACGAGAAAGAAGACACGCTGTCTGACCACATTGAGTCCTATGGGATCCGCTCGCTTTAACTGAGGTAATTATGATCATGCTGATTCTCGCGCCTCTGGTGGGCGTGCTGGGGGCGCTTTTGCTGGCGTATGGTGCCTGGCTGATTTATCCCCCGGCGGGGTTTGTTGTTGCCGGGGCGTTGTGTCTGTTCTGGTCGTGGCTGGTGGCGCGATATCTCGACCGTACACAGTCGTCTGTCGGCGGAGGTAAATAGTGTTCTTTTCGGGATTATTTCAACGAAAAAGTGACGCACCGGTGACCACGCCAGCAGAGCTGGCGGATGCCATCGGGTTGTCCTACGACACCTATACCGGAAAGCAGATCAGCAGCCAGCGGGCCATGCGACTGACGGCGGTTTTTTCCTGTGTCAGGGTGCTGGCGGAGTCGGTCGGGATGTTGCCCTGCAACCTGTATCACCTGAACGGCAGTCTGAAGCAGAGAGCCGCTGGCGAACGTCTGCATAAGCTGATCTCCACGCATCCCAATGGCTATATGACGCCGCAGGAGTTCTGGGAGCTGGTGGTCACCTGTCTGTGCCTGCGGGGAAACTTTTACGCCTACAAAGTGAAAGCATTTGGCGAAGTGGCTGAACTGCTGCCCGTCGATCCCGGCTGTGTGGTACCGAAGCTTAACAGTAGCTGGGAGCCGGTCTATCAGGTCACATTCCCGGATGGCTCCACGGATGTACTG